TTGAAGGAAAAGTAGCCATTATGCAAGTAAACCTCCAGGTCGTTTTTGTTTTAATAATTCTGATTGTATCGCTACTGATAAAGCAGCACCAAGTTCTTTACCTCTTTGTTGATCTCCTTCAACAGAAGAACCAGAAGCATCTACATTGACCACAACACTTGTTGATCCTCCACCCATATCTGAATTAGGAATTATACGACCACCTGAGTTTGGTACAAACATTTCTGGGCCACGTTCTCCAACCATATAACTTTTACCAGTACTAACAGGACCACCATTTGCTCTTCTAAAAAAGCTTCCTATTCCTGGTAAACCTCCTAATGCCGAACTAACAGCAAATTGTATTAGTGATCTTTGAATTTGTGCAAATACACTTCGAGCAACATCTCCTAATGTTTTTGTTCCCTGTATTGCACCTTCGATAGCAGTAACAATTCCATTCTCAATACTTGAAGCAATATTATTATATAAATCCAAAGTTATTTGTAATTGATGATTTTCAATTTCTAATTTTTCATTGGTTTCCATCTGTTTTCTTACTTTCTTTTCTAAATCATTTAATGTTTTATCATCAAGATGACTATTATTTTCTTTAATAACAGCTATTGCAGATTCAATTCCAAAGGAACTTTGCAAAGCATCTTGTTTTTTTCTTAAATTACCTTCCTCAGTTTGAAGAACTTTTAATATTTCATCAGCATCATTTCCTCCAATACCTAAATTATTATTAATTCCTAATCTATTTGATATTCCACTTAATGTACTTGAAAGAGTATTTAATTCTTCATCACTTCTTCCAGCAAAATTAAAACTACCTGGACCTACATTAGTATCAAATGCGTTTAAAGGATTTCTTGTATTAAATAAATTTTCGCCTGTGCCTAATAAAAACTGTTTAGTTGTTCGTGGATTGTCCCTAAGAAATTGTTGAAAGGCTTTAGGATTATTTTTTTCTAAAGCTCTTAGTTGATTACCAATTCTTGTTTCTAAAACTTGTCTACCAACGACACTATTTATTAAATCAATAACTTTTGATAATGGACCTGATGCTAATATTTGAAACTGTGTTGTTAAAATACCAAACTGTCTTGATAATTCTTCCATTTCAGAACTAAATTTCTGCACATCTTCTACAGCAATCGCACCTAATGAATTACCTAAATCTCTTGTAATAAGTTCATTTAATTCAGCTTGTCTACCTTGTCTTTTTAATGCTTCTGCTTGTTTTTGTATGGCTTTACTACTAAATAAATTACGATCTGTTATTAATTTTAAAGCACCATCAGTTGTTTCTAATGCTTTACCAAAATCATTTAAACCTTTAATAAGCCTATCTATTGCAGAACCAACAGATGTACCAACGAGAGATAATGCAAATCCAAATTGTCCTCCTAAAATACCACCTGCACCACCGCCTAAACCACCACCAGCAGAAGCAGCCAATCCTTGACCAAATAACAGAGGAAAAGCTCCACCAATAAGTGCATTTGATAATGCTTGATTTCTAATAGCTCTATCTCCACGGGTTCTTCCTCTTCTTGCCCTTGCTAATCTTGCACCTGGAAGTTCTAATAAATCTCGCCTTCTTTCTATACTTTGTCTACTTCTTCTTCTTGCAGTTTCATCTCTATCTAATTGTACTCGTTTTGCTCTTGCATTTAATATTTCATTCTCTATTTTTGCCTCTGCTTCTAACTCTTTTATTTTTTTTGTTCTAATAGTATTTGCAATATCTTTTATTTCTTTATTTTGAATCATATATAATTCTGCTCTTTCATCTAACTGTTTATTAATAATTGCATTTTGTTGTTGTTGTAATCTATTTCCTTGTAATGTAGGTCTTAAAGCATTTTGAACAGCTTTTGCCTCTTCTTGCTGTTTCATTACAAGGTCGGCTCTATCATCTAACAAAGCATTTATTTCAGCATTTGTTCGACCTAAAGAATCTCTTGATGCAGCAAAAGGAGATGAAGTTGTAGTGAATTTATTTTGTAAAGTGGGTTTTCTATTAATTTTTGCTTGTGCGTCTTGTAATAATATATTTTGTTCTTTTAAAGTTTCATTTACTAATTTATTAGCTTTTGCAAAATCTTCTGCTGCTCTTTTTGCTTGTGGAGTACCAACAGCAGCATCTCTAAATGCTTTATTAGCTTCATTTAATGATTTTGTTAAATTATTTATACTCGGAACTGCTGTTTTATCATTACTTTTAGCTAATTTATTGAGAAATTCATTAGCTTTAGCAACTCTTTCTTGTGTATTTTTTATTCGGTCATTAAATATTTTTAGCTTTTGTGCCTTTATTCTTACTTCAAGATTTATCCCGTAATTAGCAGCCACTTATCAAGAAAATCAAAACATTTCTTTTATATTACCTCTTTTTACCTTTTAAAGCACTAGATCTTTGAGTTTGATCTCTTTGTTTTTCATAATCTTCTCGTTCTAAATCGTTATAAGCAATCCAACCTAATAATTCTTCTACTGTAAGTTCTTTACATAATTGATTTACAGTTTTACCAAGTTCTTTTGCTAATGAATATATAAATCGCCAATCATTATTTGCTTTTCAAATCAGCTTTCGCTGTTTCAACCTCTCTATTTATTCCAGCTTCTATCATTGCTAACTGTATTTCTTGCAAGATATTTGCTTCAACCTCTCTTCTTAATGAAGCCTTATCTCCATCTTGAAAAAGTCTATTTCCATCTTCATCTAATGCTTTTTCTATCATCAACTGAAGAGCATAATTATTAGCATCTTCAGAACCACTTTTCTTTTGAATTGACTCTCGTTCTGCAATAGTTAAAGGATGCCAATAAACAGTAAGGATAATCTCATCATTCTGTTTTACGTCATGTTTGTAGAGTTGAGAAACTCCAAACTTGTTTCTTAAAAGATCAACTGCTCTTGTCATGTTGTTATGTAGCTATTATTAGTATACTAAGCGTTTGCCGTAAATTGGCAAGATATTAAGCCAAGAAAGTGTGAAGAATCATCAGTATCTACAGGAGCAGGGCCAGAAATATCAGCAACTCTTGGGGTGCAACTAAATGTATCGGTATAATTAGAGGCGTTAACAGAAGTAAGTCCATCAATAACAGCCTCGCCTAATGTTGCCAAAGTACCTGAACCTTTACCTTTTGGAACATAAATATTACATAAAACTACACCAGAATAAAAATCAGAAGAAGCACCTTGATTCTGAATTGTTGACTGTGCAAAATCTACTGACATAACAATATATTTTTTAGTTTTGCCAGGTGTCTTAAAAACCATATTGTCATAAACCATTTCAACAGTATTATCTACTGCTGCAACCGCATCTGTAACTGCTTTCTCAAAAGCTGCTCTGGTGTTAACTAAAGTCATTACTGTGGAGAATCAGGCACATCTGTTACATTTGTATAACTTACAAAACTTCTATTAGGATCAGCAAATTGTCCAATACCACCTTGACCACCTTTGAAAGATTCAAGAGCCAATCCAATTTTTGATTTTCTATCTGAAAATATCCTATCCATATCAAATTTAAAATCTTGTTTAAAATATCTTACTATATGATTTCTTGAAGAGGCTAAAGCATAAGCCGAATATTTTGCCTTGTTACCTATATAAAATCTTTCATAAATTTTAAAATTATAATTAATATTATTAATAAATCTAGGTTCAACTTTAGCTTGTGGAGATGTATCTCCTTTCCTTGTTGGTTTGATATTACTCCACGGAGCAACATTTTCTCTTCTATCTTCAGGAACAGGTCTGGATCTACCAACTGTCCAACTAGAAGCAAAAAAACCAGTATCTATAGGACTATATGGATTTTCTTTTCTTGATAGTTTTATAAGTGCTTCTCTAACAAAAGTATTTAAATCTGCATTTAATTGATTTTCAAATTCTTTTGCTGGATTTGATTTTAAAAAATCTTTAGCCATTAGAACCTCACAAGAATAGTAAACAGGTAAGTCTGTCCACCTTGTCTTGTATCTATGTTAATTATCTGTCCTACTCTTGTAGACCCAGCATACGTTAATGTGATTTCATCTTGAAAGTTAGGTTGATTATCTCCAATCAAATCAGGTGTAATATAAACCTTTGCTTCTCTTTTTTCTCTACCATCATCTTCAGTAGATTGAACAAACTCAACAGGAGCTTTGATACTGTAAGTCGTATCACTTGTAGAATAAACACCTGTAGCTGTGTTATAACTTCCAGATGCCTTTCTTGTATAAGTAATATTTGAATCTAAAGAAGTTCCAAGATCAGCTACAACCTGTTTAGCTACATTCTTTAATAATGAATCAAGTTGAC